GGATTTACTATGGCTATTATCGGATACATCCCGCCCGCCGCCGAGCCGACCCCCGCGGTCAACGCGCAGCCTGTGCCGGACAATGCTCCGCCCGCCGAGGTGGCGGTGGAACTGCCGTTCCCCGAAGTGACGGACACGGCGGCAGAAGAAAAGCCCGCCAAGCGCACAAAGAGGGCGGCGACCAAGGAGTAAACCCATGACGAGTTACGAGTTTTACGTCTGCAAATATGGCGGCAAGGCCATCCAGCCGGACGAGTGGCAGACTGCCTATGCTGATGCCGACGCGCTGATCCAGAGATATGAGCGGCTGTACCGCGTGGAATATCCCACCGACAGCGCCCGCGACACGGCTGCATGTGCCATTGCTGACGCCCAGCGCAGGTTTGCCGATGTACAGAGCGGTGCTGTGGCTGCTCCGGCCAGCGTTACGATTGGCAGCGTAAGCGAAAGCTACGCCGCCAACACGGCAGCAGCCATTGATGCGACACCCAAGGCACAGGCGGCAGAATACTATCGCATTCTGTGCTTGTATGCTGATGTGTACAGGGGGTGCAGTTGATGCGGTATGAAGGAGCGCTCCGTTCGCCGATCTACGACCTGTGCCGCCAGACCGTAACTGTGTACCATGTTTGCTACAATCCCTTCCGGGTGACGCGCTGCGTAATTCATGGCGCGTACTTTGAGCGTAAAACCGTGCAGACCGTTGATAAAAGCGGGGGCAAATCCTGTGACGAATTTTTGCTGGTGATTCCCAACAAAAACGCACGGCGGGCTGCCCCCGCCCTTTTTAACGGCATCCCCGGCGTGTATGTGCTGGAATGCGGGGATCACATTGTGGAGGGTGTTGGGGAAGAAATCACAACCCGCGAACAGTGGGGCGGCTTCGTCCCGGCCAACCGCCCCGGTGTTGTTACGGCAGACTGGGTGCGGGACATGGGCTGCCGCAATGTTCTGTACCATGTGGAGGCAGGCGGTAAGCAATGAGGGTCACGCTGGATTTTCCCGCCGCAGAAGAGATTTTGCAGGAAGTGGGACTGGATGAACAGGGCGATGCGCAAATGTTCCACACTAAGAATGTGCTGCGGCGCGTCCAGAAGTATATGCCCTACCGTACAGGCGCAACCATCAAGCTGACCGTCGCCCAGACCGACCCCCGCGTGCCGGAGATCGTCACCGAAGAGCCGCAGGCGGTTTATCTGTATAACGGCGTGAGCCGCAGCGGGAAACCGCTGAACTATACAAAAACAAAGAATCCCCTTGCCGGAGGGCATTGGGATCGTGCGCTTGTGGCTGCCGAGGGTGATGCGCTGGCTGCCGATCTGGAACGCTATATTGGAAAGAGGTCTGGCGAATGAGTGAACTTGAGCAGGTCATCACATGGCTGCGCACCTATAAGGGGCATGACATCTTAAAAGATTGGCATGTCGACTACACCGACCAAGTGCCCAGCTGCGGCGCGGTCTTCCCGCAGGGGCTGCAGGAAATTGAACGCCGCACCTATATCACAGGCGCAGTCTGCGTCACAAATCAGAGCAACTTCGGACTGTACTTTACTTTTGCCAAAAGTGCAGGCGATGATGAAGGCGCAAAGATCAACGCAGATTGGGTCAACGACTTCCAGCATTGGGTGCAGGAGCAGAGTGCCCACAGCCTTGCTCCGAACTTTGGCGACGCCGAAGAGCCTGTCATCGCCCGCGCCCAGAACGGCGTACTGTACGAAGCGGAGGCCGAAGGCACGGCGACTTATATGGTTGTGCTGAGCCTGCGCTACACAAAAACCTATGAATCGGAGGATTTTGCATGAAAATCGAACGCAAATACATGGCGCATTATCTGAATGCAACCTTTGCCGCAGATGATGGCACGGCCAGCTATGTGCGGCTGGGCAAAGATTTGGAGGAATACTCCCCGGAGTTGTCCGCCAACGTCGAAAAGAAAACCAACATTCTCGGCAACGAGACTGTCAGCATCAACAGCTACCAGAAGCAGGGCGAGGTCAGCCCCTACTACGCCGAGAAAGGCGACCCGCTGTTTGAGAAGCTGCAGAGCATTATCGACAACGATCTGGTTCTGGATGATCTGAAGACCGACATCGTAGAGGTCAAGCTGTGGGATGCCCAGAGCAGCGGCGCGTTCCCTGCGGTGCGGGAAGAGTGCTACATCGAGGTCAGCAGCTACGGCGGTGACACCACAGGTTATCAGATTCCGTTCAACGTGCATTATACTGGCGTTAAAACCAAAGGCACGTTCAACCCCACCACCAAGGCATTCACCGCCGAGGCGTGAAAGGAGCAGTCATCATGGAACTGGTTATTGATCGCGGCGTCAAAAGCTATGACGTGAAAGACGCTGACGGCACACTGCTGGGCATCATCAAAATCAACCCTGCCGACATCGGCATTTCCGGGCGCTTCGTCTCGGCACGCAATGCCATCGCCGAACTGGCGGAGCAGGCCAAGCAGGACATGACGCCCGAAAAGATTCTCGCGATGGATACGACCATCAAGGCCGAACTGAACAAGGTGTTTGGCAGTGATGTGTCCTCGGTTTTCTTTGGCGGGCTTTCGGCGCTGGCTCTTGCCGATGACGGTGCTTTTGTCTTTGAAAAGGTGCTGGAAGCTGTTGCCCCTCTGGTGGAGGAGGCGCACAAGGCTGGAATCGCTGCCGCCGAAGCGCGGCTTAAAAAGCACACCGCCGTCTATGCCGACTTCAGCAAGGGGCTTGCCCCCGGTCAGCAGGCATGAGTGCGTGGGAATTACCCACCACCGTCGAGGTGGCCGGGCGCAGCTTTGCGATCCGCTCGGATTTTCGCGCCGTACTGGATGCACTGGCTGCGCTGACTGACCCCGACCTGACACAGCAGGAGCAGTACGTTGCCTGCCTGCAAATTCTATATCCCCGCTGGAAAGAGCTGCCCGAC